GTTGGAAAAATAGTTATAGTAAAAACAGAAGTAGAGGGGGGTTAAATATATGGAAGCTAATAAACTAAGGGTTGAGCATAACGGAATTGGAAAGGTTAAATCGTTAACACCAGATCAAAAAAAATTGTATGATATTTTGGTGAAGCTGCCAAGGCCGCCAAAAGATTTTAATTTAACAAAAGATCAGAAAAAATGGTGGTCTTGGTTTGCAAAAGAATTTCTATCAACTAAAAAAATGGTTCAGGGTGATTTGATTCACTTACAAAATGCGGCTGTTTCTTTAGATCAAAGAAATAAAATAATTGCAAAAATTAATAAAAAGAATCTAGAAGATGTTGATGGTGTCGCTGGTTGGGTTCAAGAATTTTCAAATGGAACAAATAATGTTACTGGATATCAAAGTTCGTATGATAAAGCAACTAAACAGCTGAATGATATTTCAGAATATTTTGGATTGTCTTTTGCACATCGCCAAAAAATAAATAATCCTGCAGCAAATGCAACTGGCCAATTAAGTTTATTGGATCAAATTAATGAAATGTTAAACCAATAATTTAATGCAGATACCTCCAGAAGTATTAAAATCAATTCCTTTTCAATATGCTGCAGATGTTAGATCTGGTAAAATTGTTTGTGGTTTACGGATCAAACAAGCAATTGAAAGGTTTTATAAACTTATTGAAGCTGCAGAAGGAAAAGGGTATTGGCTGGATCATAAAAAGGGTTTTGCTGTTATTCGTTTTTTTGAAAAAATTATAAAGCATACAAAAGGGAAATCTGCTGGTAAGCCTTTTTTGTTGTCACCACATCAGCAATTCACTTTGTATAATATTTATGCTTGGCAAACTAATAATGAATTTTGCGAGGCTATTAGATTAGTTAGAAATGTGTATGAGAAAGTTGCAAAAAAGAACGGAAAAACAGCGGTAGAAGCCGCTGATGGTTTATTCTCTATGGCTTTTGATGGAGAGGAGGGTGCTGAAGTATATATTGGCGCGACAAAAGAAGAGCAGGCGAAGTTGTGTTTTAATCAAGCTGCTGATTTTATCAATAAAAGTTCACTTCTTCGCGATGCAGGGTTTAAAGTTTATCAGAAAGAGATCCGTTTTGCTCCTGCGAATAGTTTTATGAAGCCTTTGGGCGGTGATAGTAAAACACAAGATGGAATTAATTCTCATAAAACAATTATAGATGAATATCATGCGCACAGGGATGATTCTGTAAAAGAGAATTTAGAATCTTCATCTGCTGCAAGGAAGCAGCCAATTACAAAAACAATAACAACAGCTGGGACTAATATCCATGGTGTATGTAAAAACTTTGAAGATAGTTGTGTTAATATTTTAGAAGGTGTTGCAGAAGATGATACTTTTTTAATTATGATCCATGATTTAGATAAAGATGATGATTGGGAAGATGAAAATAATTGGATAAAATGCAATCCAAATTTGGGTGTAACGGTTTCATTAGATTTTTTAAGAAAAGAATTTATAAAAGCCAAGAATCAACCAAGTAAAATACCAAATTTTAAAACCAAGCATTTAAATATGTGGGTTGATGGTGTGTCTGAATTAATTCCTTCTGCATATTGGAATAAATGCATGATTCCAATTCAAGAAAACAACTTTGCAAAAATTGGTAATTGTGGCGGTTTAGATTTATCAAGTACAATTGATATAACTGCTTATGCAATGATAAGTGAGCCGGATGCAGAAGGAATTAGAGATTTAAAGGTGTGGTGCTTTTGCCCTTTAGATACCATTGAAAAAAGAAGTAAAGAAGATCGAGTGCCATATAAATACTGGGCCAACTTAAAAAGGGAGAATGCAGAAGATGAAAATGATACCTATTTAATTGCAACACCTGGCAACATGGTTGATTATGCAGAAGTTGAAAAAGTAGTGATAAAACAATATTATCAAAATAAAACAAAACATGTTGAATATGATCGAAAGTTTTCTGGTGTATTGGTTCAGAATTTACAAAAAGAAGATATTGAACTTTCTCCTTTTGTTCAAACTTTGATGAATTATACAAGTCCAACAAAAGAATTTATGCGATTGGTAATGTCTGGAAAATTAAGGGTTGGAAATAATCCAATTCTAAAATGGATGCTTTCTGGTTGTGTTGCCATCACAGATACAAATGAAAATATAAGATTAGACAAATCTAGATCAACAAAGCGAATCGATGGAATAATTGCTTCAATTATGGCGCTTGCTGGTACTATGGGAGCAGAAGAAAGCAATGATTCTAAATATAATGATCCAAATGTTACGCCTTTTTTTGGATAACGGTTAGTGTAAACGGTCGTTTTAATGCCGTTTTACACATTGTTATATACTGGGCGATTGATAGCACAAAACTTAATTAATAAACACAAAATAAATAATACATTATGAGAAACAAGATTGAAAATTGGATTTACAAATTAGCAATAAAAGTTATTGCAAGAAGGATAGTATTAAAGGATAATTTACTTACACCTGAATACTTAGAAAATAATGGTTGGATAAAAGAAGGTGAAAGTTGGATTAAACCAAACATAAAAGAAAGAGATAAAATATGGATAGACTTTGAGAACCATTATTTTAGGGTTTATCACGGAAAGGATAAAACTTTTATTGGATTAGAAAGCAAAATTGAATGGTTTGAAATGTATTATTTATTGGCTCACGGAGATAACGGACGTTATGAATTAGCAGGAATTTAGCCTTGTATATAACGAATTGTATATGGTGCGTGAGGCACGAATGCAATATATACCGTGTTAACTACTGGCACGGGAAATTAAAGACGAAATATGACACATAAAAAACTAACTGAGAGAGCATCTAAATGGCTTAAACGACATTCTCAAAATATGATAATACCTAATTGTAGTACTGTGGTTTCTGAAATTACTTCTGCGACTTCAAATGGTGAAATACCTGATGTTATAGGATGGTGTTCTTGGGCAAGTGTTTTAATAGAAGTTAAGGTAAGTAGAAGTGATTTTTTACGAGACTTTAAAAAGCCATTTAGAAAATTTGCTGATATGGGGATGGGCGAGTTTAAATACTATATATGCCCAAGCGATTTACTTACAATACAAGAAATGCCTGAACATTGGGGGTTACTCTACTGTGATGAAAAAGGAAAAATAACTATACAAAAAGTAGCAGAAAAGCACGAAGCAAATTTGAGATGCGAACGGACTTTATTACTATCTGTTAATAGACGAGCGAAAAGCAGTGCTTGTAGTTAACTGAATTGTACAAGAATAGTTGCGTGAGAAAGCAATAAAATAATAAATAAACATTAACCAAGAAGTTTTATAGAACTTCTTTAACAAGACCTAAAGCAAGCAATTATTTTTGTACGTTGTTAGGCACTTTTAAAATTATGGAAGAAATTAAAACAGTATTTTTAGTGGTATTATTAGTGTGTATATCTTGGGCTATACCTGCTTATTTTTACGGAGAAAGAGGGCTTATAATAAGCATTGGTATTACTTTTACAGTAATGGGGATTTACTTAATATTTGCAGGTATAACTAATAATTTACCAACGTAATAATTTTTATTGTGCCTAACGAATTGTATATGATTTGTTGAGGAACGAAATAAAATATATACCGTGTTATATACTGGCACGGGATTAATAACTAAAATTTAAAACCATGCCAACATTAGCAAGTAAGTACGAAATGGCTGAATTAAGCCACGAAGAAAGTCCAAGCGAGATATTTTTAGATACTAAATTAAATACAGAACTACATATAATTGCTTGTAGTGATAGAACCCTTATTAGACTGCCTTTTGGGAACAAGTTTGATATAGTTGACGGTGTTATAATTATACACGAAAAGTAGTGCTTGTATATAACGTATATGGTTAAGGTTAGTTGCGTGAATAATAACTTAAAATAACAAAAATGGAAAGACCTAATAAGAATGATTATTTAACTACAAATCAGATTGAGTACAATCAATTATTATGTAAATATTATGATGCTTTAGAAGCCTATATTGATGTGCTAGAAAAGCAATTAACTTTAACCGATGTTGTTGCAAGTGTTTTATGTGTAAATAGTAACTACATTTTAGGAATAACAAAAGACGTTGAATATCCTCTAATAAAAGAATGCGATGACTTTTATATAATTATAAATGATTTAGGTTATAGAGGTGGTTATTTAAAAGAAGACTTCGTAAAAAGCACAATGAAATAAAACATTTGTTACAACGTATCGCAGATAAGATTAGTTGCGTGAATTATTAATAAATTAAATAAAAAAAACAATGAACATAAATCAGGAAATAGAAAAAGAAGAAATGAAAGTACAAAACCTTGTAAAAGATTGGCACTCTCAAAAATTAGTAAGTTTTATCGATGACCTTATTAAAAAAGACAGAGCCGAGCAATTAATTTTATCTGGTGTTAGCAACCGTTTAAATGAAGTGACATTAGAAGAAATAAATACCATTATGTGGGAAAGCCATATGATAAAATCAAGAACCTTCGATAGAACTCAGGGAACTATGATAATGAAGGAACTTGAAAAATGGGCTAAACGTTAGTTAACTGTAAATGTTTGCTAACTTATTTATACAAGATTAGTACGGTGTAAAAATGACAAACCATTTGATTAAACGACAAGAAAATAAATAAATAATAACCTTTAATGTTAGACATAGCAAGTATTAAATTTGTACGTTGTTATGCACTTTTAAATTATGAAAATTAAGATAGGAACTAAAATTTACGATGCGGAAAAAGAACCAATTATGTTAATATTAACAGACCAAGATAAAAGCAATATAAAAAATATGCTACCAGAGTGTAGTAAATTTGTAATATTCCCAGACAATTGTGATAAGCAAGAAATTAGTAAATGGGCAGAAACAGAATAATTTTATTGTGCCTAACGTATCGCAGATAAGATTTTTTGCGATTAATTAATGACAAACTTAAATAAAAATGAATTACATACCAGAAGCTACACAAAAACACATAGACGATTTAGTTAAAACAATAAACAGACTAAACAAGGAAAGAAATAAACTGACCGCTGAAAATAAAGCACAAGCCGAGCAATTAATTTTATCTGGTGTTGGTATTAGTTTACCGAAAGTATGCACTGGTTGTGGTAGTTTAAGTACTAAAGTGATAGATAAAAAATATCTTGCCTGTTGCCCAGATAACCAATACATAGAGTTGGAGGATTATTGCAAGAAATCTATTTACAAGCCCGAACTATTTAATAAGTAAGGTGAATTACTACCAACGTATGGTTATATGATTTGACCGATTAATTAAAAACTAAAATAGTAAAAATATGGGAATGAAAGCACAAGCTGGATTATTTGCAATGATGGCAATGGCAGCGTCTAGTAATAACGGATTTGGAGATATTTACGAACCACCAACTAAAGAAGAAATTGAACATAAAAAAGCCATTGCATTAAAAACAAGAAACTTGAAGAACGGAATAAACGAATATTTTTACGGTTTAGAAGTGGTATATGCTCGAAATAAGAAAAATGCTGATAGAAAAGCACGAAACAAAGGTTTAATTATATAACGTGTTGTAACACGTTTTAATGTGATTACAACGTACCGCAGATAAGGATTGATTTTTAACGATTAAATAATAACAAAAATGAATACAAGAAAAGATACAAAAAACTTACAAGCTATTTTAGATAAAAATAGAGCTAAAAAAAATGGTGAAAGTGCTATAAAGGAGTTTCATAAAATGCACGAATATATAATTAAGCTAGAAGCAAAAGTTGAAAATTTGGCTTTATCTGCTGTTGTGAATTGGTTGCCGTTTGAAGAAGGTAATTATGAGTTGTTTACGCAATTAGCCAAAAAAAAGAAACTACTTAAATGCTATGATGATGGTACAATTATAAAAGATGGGGAGAAAGAACCTTTAGCTATTATGACACACTTTGCCGAAGAAATCTAGGCAACTTGTTTACAACGGTTAGTGTAAACGGTCGTTTTAATGCCGTTTTACACATTGTTATATACTGGGCGATTGATAGCACAAAACTTAATTAATAAACACAAAATAAATAAT